CGATAGATAATTAAGGAGACTTAATATGGCAAAAAGCACATTTTCAGGACCAGTTAGATCTTTAGCTGGTTTTATTTCAGCAGGTAATGCTAACGTAGTTAGTTTAACTGCAGACACCACACTAACAGTAGACGCTCATGCAGGTAAGGTACTTACATGTAATGATGCTGATGGTAAGTTTACTTTACCTAGTATAGTAGCTACCGATCCTGGTAGAAATGATGACCCTAATCAGTTAAATAACTTAGGTGCTACTTTTACTTTTGTAATTGAAACAGCAGCTACAGATTTAGATATTAAAACTGACGGAACAGATAAATTCGTTGGTGGTTTATATATGGGTAAAAGCGATGCAGCGGGTAAAACATTTTTTTCAGGTGCTAGTAATGATGTTATCACTTTAAATGGCACTACGAAAGGTGGCATAGCTGGTACTATTATTAAAGTAACCGCTATTGGTTCAGCTAAGTATGCAGTAGAAGGTATTAACCTTGCTTCTGGTACTGTGGTAACACCATTCGCTGACGCGTAAGGGAGGTAAACTATGGCTGATGCAGTAACATCAACCACCATTATAGATGGTGATAAAGATTTTATAGTTCAGCTGACTAATGTAAGTGACGGTACTGGTGAAAGTGCCGTCGCTAAAGTAGATGTAAGTGGTTTAACAGCACGCAGAAGTGATGGAGCAGCATGCACAGGAGTAAAATTAAATAAAGTCTTTTATTCTATATTAGGCTTTACTAAAATAGGTTTATTTTGGAATGCTACTTCTAACACTTTATGTATGGAGCTAAACCCTAGTGCTGATGGTATTTTAGATTTTTCACCTTTTGGTGGATTACAAAACACAGCAGGCAGTGGTAAAAATGGTGACATTTTACTTACAACTACTGGACATAGTTCAGGTGATACTTATCTCATAGTTCTACATTGTACAAAGGATTATGATTAATGGCTACCTCTGGTACTAAAACTTTTTCTTTAAGCATCGGTGATGCTATAGAAGAGGCTTTTGAACTAGCAGGTATTGAACTTAGAACTGGGTACGATGCAGAGACTGCTCGGCGTTCATTAAATATAATGTTCGCCGATTGGTCAAACAGAGGTGTCAATCTTTGGACTATAGAACAGGTAGTAACTAATATAACAGAAGGTACAGCTAGTTATACATTTAATTCTTTTGATATAGATGTGTTAACCGCAGTGATAAGGCAAACTGACTCTGGTAATAATCAAACTGACTTACAAATAGAACGTATAGGCAGAAGCGAATATTTAAACATACCTAATAAAGAAACTAAAGGCAGACCAACACAATATTTTGTAGATAGACAAATATCACCAGTGGTAAATTTATGGCCAACACCAGACGGTGCTGCTACATATAAATTAGTTACTTATAATGTACAACGTATAGATGACGTTAGCACTTCAGCTGAGGATCCTGAGATTCCTTCAAGGTTTATGCCGTGCTTAACTAGTGGTTTAGCTTATTATATTGCTATGAAAAAGAACCCTGAAAGAGTAGCTTTACTTAAACAACAATATGAACAGGATTTTAAACTAGCAGCAGATGAGGACTCACCTAGAGTTTCATTAAGGTTAACACCTGCTAGGAGCAGTTATTAATGCCTACGCATAGAAAAGGTCTTTGGGCTAATATACATGCTAAACGTAAAAGAATAAAAGCAGGATCAGGTGAGCGTATGCGTAAAAAAGGTGCTAAAGGTGCACCTACTAGATCTCAAATGAGTGCTGCTAAAAAAGGTTCAAAAAGACGTGCCAAGAAAAAAAGGTAAAGACCCTAAGGTAGGTACAGGTAAAAAACCAAAGGGCAGTGGTAGAAGATTATATACTGATGAAAATCCTAAAGATACAGTCAGTATAAAATTTGCTACTCCTGAAGACGCAAGAAAAACAGTAGCTAAAGTAAAAAAGATTAAAAAACCTTTTGCTCGTAAAATACAAATACTTACCGTAGGTGAGCAAAGAGCAAAAGTGATGGGTAAAACTTTTGTAGCTAGTATCTTTAGAAAAGGTAAAGAGGCTATACGTAAAAGTAGGAAGAAAAAATAATGGCATACGCTTCGGGTAATAAATCAAGAGCTAGATGTGATAGGTGTGGTTTTGTATATAAATACCTAGAGCTTAAAAAAGAGTGGAATGGTTTAAAAACTTGTCCTGAGTGTTTTGAGCCTAAGCACCCACAATTAGAGCCTATACTACAACCTGTAGACCCCGAAGCATTAAGAGAACCAAGACCTACAGAAGCACCACCGACTACAGGATACGGTATAGTTAAAACTGAAAACACTAAAAATAGTTTAGGCGTAACAGGTTTATCTATGAATATAAATCATAATGACCCCATAGGTTCTAGTTTTGATCTTCAAACTTTAGAGGGTAGTCTAGGCGAGGTAACTATAGTAACATAATACCATGAGTTGGACTTTAACATCATTAAAAACAGCTATACAAGATTATGCTGAAAGCACTGAGTCAAGTTTTGTAACACACTTACCTGATTTTATAAAAAGTGCTGAAGAGCGTATATTAAAAAATGTACAGCTTGATGTTTTTAGAAAAAATGTAACAGGATCCGGTACAGCTAGTAATACTTATTTAGCTATGCCTACTGATTTTTTAGCCCCGTTTAGTTTAGCTGTTATAGATTCTAGTAATAACTATAATCTTTTAAAGTTAAAACATGTTTCTTTTATACGTGACTTTACTCCAGCTGAGGGAACCACGGGTCAACCCAAGTATTACGCAGAGTTTGATGAAGCTACTTTTATATTAGCTCCTACACCTAACGCTAATTTCAATTTTGAATTACATTATTTTTATAGACCAACTTCTCTAACCGCTACAGCTACAGGAAGCACTTGGTTATCCACTAATGCAGTAAACGCTATGTTATACGGCAGTTTAGTGGAAGCTAACACTTACCTTAAAACTTTTGAAACAACACCAGTTTATGAGGCAAGGTTTCAAGAGGCTTTAGCATCACTTAAAAATCTTGGTGAGGGTAAATCTACCCGAGACCAAAATAGATACGATGAAGTACGGAGAATACCCCAGTCATGATAGAAAAAAATTTAGAGGGCAAGAGTATTGCCATAGTTGCTATGGGCGAGAGTCAGCTAGACTTTCACCTAAGTTTAATACACTCAAACGTTTACGATGAAGTTTGGGGAATAAATTGCATGGGAGCTATCACCAAGTGTGATAGAGTTTTTATGCTTGACCCACCTAGCAGGTTTTTAGATACTGACGATGCTGGTACACAAACTGGTATCATGCGTAGATGGTTACCGGAAAACAAAGTACCTATCTATACCTGTACACTTGATGAAAGAGTACCTTCAGCTATATTATATCCATTAGAAGAAGTAGCACAGGCTACTGATAGTGCCTACTTTAATAATACTGTACCGTATGCTTTTGCATTTGCTTTATATAATAAAGTTAAAGCACTAAATTTATTTGGTATAGACTTTAGTTATAAAGGTAACGTACATTTTGCTGAGGCGGGTAAAGGTTGTTGTGAGTTTTGGTTAGCTAAATGTATTGAAGCTGGTATGATTATTAACGTAGCCCCACGTTCTGGTTTATTAGATACTAATTCCCCTATAGAAGAAAGACTTTACGGTTATCATAGACTTGATGACCCAGATATTTTAGTGGTAGACAGCGAAGGCACTTACAGACAAGTTAAACTATCTTGGTATAACGAAAAACTTAGAGAAGAACAATTAAAAAACATCACTGAAATTAGAAGCGTTATTGACGGACCACCTGAGGCTAAGAGATACTAATGTTAGATAATTCAGAAAGCGGATTAGGTTTAATAGACGTAGTAACCGAAAATAATAGAGGTCACTCACCCGAGCACTGGGCAGAAAGAGCCACAGCTAGGATATGTGGTATATCAGAAAACGCAGCACCTCACATTAGGCAACAAGCTGAAGCCTATAGACTTGCTATTTACGAAACAATACTATATCATATTAAACAGGCGATTAACAGTGAACGCTGTACAGTGAGAAATATGTTAATCAAACAAGGTAACGAAGATTTAGCTAATATTTTAAAGGAGTTTAAATAAATGGCAATATCATCAACATTGGTAACCAGTTTTAAAAAAGAGTTATTGACTGCAACACATAACTTTACTGCCAGTTCTGGTCACACTTTTAAATTAGCACTCTACACTAGCTCAGCTACATTAGGTGCAACCACTACAGCTTTTACCACTACAGGACAAGCAAGTGGTACTAACTATACTTCGGGTGGTAGTAATTTAACAGCGGTGACTCCAACTTCAAGTGGCACGACAGGTTTTACAGATTTTTCTGATTTAACTTTCGGTACTGCCACTATTACAGCTAGGGGCTGTTTAATATACAACAGCTCACAAAGTAATAAAGCAGTAGCATCAATCGACTTTGGTGGAGATAAAACATCAACAGCTGGTGACTTTACAATACAGTTTCCCGCAGCAGCAGCAAGCACAGCGATTATACGTATAGCCTAGTTTATGGCTATAATAAACGGCTGGGGTCGAGGCACTTGGGGCGAAGGAGCTTGGAGTCAGCCTATACCAGTAATCTTAACTGGTTTAAGTGCAACTTCAGCTGTAGGTTCTTTAAGTGTAGTAGCTGATGCTAATCTTACTTTATCAGGACTAAGTTCTACTAGTGCTTTAGGCACACCTACTATCATAGCTAAAGCTGATGTTACTGTATCAGGTTTAAGCACTACTTCAGCTTTAGGCTCACTAACCGTAACTGGTGAGGCTAACGTAATACCTAACGGTCAAGCTGGTACTACAGCGGTAGGTACTCCAGCTGTAAGCGGTGACGCTAATTTTTCTATAACAGGTGTAAATTCTACTTCAGCTGTAGGTAGCGTAAACACCGTAGCTGAGGCTAACGTAATACCTACCGGACAAGCTGGAACTAGTGCGTTAGGCACCATAATAGCTAAAGGAACAGCTAACGTTGCATGTCCGGCAGTTTCAGCTACCCTAGGTAACGTTTCAGTAAGCATATCGGGTGATTGTAGCGTCATATTAACTACAGGTTTAGAAGGCACGAGCAGTTTAGGCACAACCACTACCACTGCTGACTCTAATGTTTCTCCCACTTTATCAGCCTCAACCTTAGGTTTAGGTAGTATTAGTATTAGAACACAAAACGTAGTATCTATATCAGGAGTAGAAGGAGTTTCTTCTCTGGGAGAAATAGGTATAATTGGTAAGAGTGTTGTTGTTCCTGATAGTTTAGTAGCAACAGCAGGGTCTCCTAACGTAACTGTTTGGGGTTTAGTTGACGATAGTCAAACTCCTGATTGGAGTAACGTAAGTGACAGTCAGACACCTAATTGGACTAGTGTAGATGACAGTCAAACTACTAATTGGGAGGAAATAGCAGCATAGGTGATATATGGCAACATACGTAAATGATTTAAGATTAAAAGAAATAGCTACTGGTGATGAAGCTGGAACTTGGGGAACAAGCACTAATACTAATTTAGAGCTTATAGCAGAGGCTTTTAGCTTCGGTACAGAAGCTATCACTACAAACGCAGATACACATACTACAACAATAGCAGACGGTTCTACTGATCCTGGTAGGTCTATTTATTTAAAATACACAGGTACTCTTGATTCAGCTTGTACTATTACCATAGGTCCAAATACCGTATCTAAACTTTGGTTTATAGAAAACGGTACTAGCGGTTCACAAAATATAATTATTTCGCAAGGTGGTGGTGCTAACGTAACCATACCTGCTGGTCATGTCAAAGCTATTTACTCAGACGGTGCTGGTTCTGGTGCAGCTATGGTTGATGCCTTTACTGATTTAAACTTAGCTGGTACTACTACAATAGACGTTTTAAGTGCTAGTGGCAACGCTACTATAGGCGGTACTTTAGGAGTTACAGGAATTGTTACTCTTACAGACGATTTAATTATAGGAGATGGCAAGACAATAGGTTCTGCTTCAGATGTAGATGCTATGACTATTGCCTCAAACGGACAAGTAACTTTTTCACAAACCTTAATTGGTACAGCCTTAGATATTTCAGGCGATATAGATGTAGATGGAACTACCAACCTTGATGCTGTAGATATTGACGGAGCCGTAGATATGGCTTCTACACTACAAGTAGACGGAGCTATAACTTTTAGTAGCACTTTAAATGGTGTAGATATACTTGCTGATACTACAAACTTTACTGACAGTATTTTAATAAGTCAAAATGCAAGTACAGGAACATTAGATTCTGCATCTAGTAATACAGGATTAGGAGATACTGTTTTTTCTGCCTTAACTTCTGGTGATTTTAATACTGCTGTAGGATTTAAGGCTTTAGAGGACCATACTACAGGTGCTTCTAATACTGCTATAGGTGCACAAGCGTTAATGAATAACACTACTGCTGCTAATAATGTTGCAGTTGGAATAAGTGCCTTAAAAACAAACACCACAGGTGCTAGTAATACTGCTGTAGGTAAAAACGCTTTAGATGTAAATACTACAGCTAGTAATAACACAGCAGTTGGAGCTGATTCTTTAGGAGCAAACACAACAGGTGCAGCTAACTCTGCACTGGGAGCTTCAGCTTTAGATGCCAATACTACTGGAGAAGCAAATACTGCTTTAGGTAAAGGTGCATTAGGTGCAAATACAACTGCTTCAAATAATGTTGCTGTTGGTGCAGATTCTTTATTGTTAAACACCACAGGTACAAGAAATACTGCTGTTGGTACATTTTCGTTAGATGCTAATACTACAGGTGATGATAACACTGTCGTTGGACAAACAGCAGGTGGTGCAGTTACCACAGGACATGATAATACTTTAATAGGCTCTTACGCTGGAGATAATTTGACTACTGGTGGACAAAATACAGTGGTTGGTTGTGAAGCATTAGATGCACAAACTACAGCAAGTGGTAATACTGCTGTAGGTTATAGAGCTATGCAACTTAATACTTCGGGTTCAGGTAATGTAGCTGTAGGTAATCAAGCTTTATTAGACAATACAACTGGTGCGACTTTAGTTGCTGTAGGTGTAAATGCATTAACTAATAACACAACAGCAAATGGAAATATTGGTATTGGTTATCAAGCTGCTTTTACAAATACTACAGGAGCTAATAATATTGCAATAGGTGAAAACGCTTTTTTTGCAAACACTACAGGTTCTTCTAATGTTGCTATAGGCTATCAAGCACTAGATGCCAATACCACAGGAGCAAGTAACACGGCAGTCGGTACTTCAGCATTAGGTGCAAATACAACAGCTTCTTCAAATACAGCAGTTGGTGAAAATTGTTTAAAAGCAACCACTTCAGGTCAATTAAATACAGCAGTCGGAGCTGCTGCTTTAACTACTAATACAACAGGACAACAAAATGTTAAACACTATCCAACTTAAAGAATGCCTTCAGTACGGTTTTGACCTTTACTCATCTCAATATGCAATATCCCTTAAAGAAGCTATTATTGACGCATGTCAATGGCTAGAAGACCATATTGAGGATGCAGACTCACACCTTATATTTTTATGTGATGAAAGAGGAACTCTATCAATACAAAGCTGTCACATTGATGACGAAGATGCTTTTATGGATGAAACAAAATATCGATACTCAAGCATTAAGCTTGTAGGCGGTTACAACTTAGGCGGCGACATGGAAACCACTTTATTCTAAGACAACCAAACAAGATCGGCCCTGAAAAGGGCCTTTTTTGTTTAGTTAGCAACAGCTGAGCTTTGTTGGTTTACAATCACAATGCTGATCGCCTCGTTGCTGCTGTCAGCTTCGCCCATGAAGGTTACAGAACGCTCCAAAGCACCGAATGTGCTTACATCGTCGCTGTAGTCGGTTACATAAGCATTTTTGAGCGTAAAAGTGATGCTGTCACTTTCTGAGTTTGTAAATATCAAAATAGCGTCAGATGTGGTGTCAGCCAGTTGAGCGTTGTAAAGGTTGTCGTCTTCCATCTCAAGCGTAAGATTAAACATAGCCTCACGCACATCGCTAATAGCGGGTTCTAAAGTCTTCTTGTCGCCTAGCACCTGCCGTCTTTCGAGCTTGTTATCTATGGTGCATTCGAAGGATCTAACATTGTAAGTGTTCCCACCAAAAGACAGTGTGCCCGCTTCAAAATGGAAAACCTGACGACCAGATCCAAAAGTTGAGCTTGCTGTGCTTGTTCGGGCGTTTGCGTCTTGTGCGATAAAGTCAACACTCATCATAATCTCCTCACCAGCTGCGCCGCTAAATGAGATTG